CGCAACTAAGTTCTATTGTAAACATAAGTTTATCAGATGTATCTACTGGGGTTAATGGAACTTTGAACACTTCAAGTTTAAGACCTGATGGTAACACACCTCATAAGATGAGTGAATGGCGTAGTTATGACCACGATTATTCAGCAACAACCGCTCCAAGTGTTTCAACTGGAATATGTGGTTGGAATAGTACAAATAACTGGATAGACGCTTTTGGAAGCGTAAGTAGTGATGGTGGAGCAACTATAACACAAAGAGGGTTTGTATACTCAACGTCCAACACATCGCCAACAACAGGTAACTCTGCTATGAGGTCTGTTAGTGGAACAACAGGTATTATGAGTGCTACTATATACGTGATTCAAACTTCATCATCATATAATATGTATGTTAGAGCTTTTGCTACAAATAGCGTTGGGACAAGTTATGGAGTAACTAGAACTGTAACTATACCAGCGGGTAGTGGTGGTGGGTTTATTAGTCCTTAATAAAAAATTAGTATATTTGCAATATAAATATTTAAGTTATGAATATATCATATGAATGGAAGATTACGGCTTTGAAGAAAGCGCCATCACTAGACGAATTGTCAGATGTAATCACTCACGTAAGATTTGACTATACTGGAACCGATGCTGATTCTGGTGAGTCCTACACATTTAGTGGCGCATGCCCTATATTACCTCCAGACCCTAATGTATTTACTCCTCTAACAGAGGTTTTAGAATCTGATGTAATTTTATGGGCACAAGCAAACCACCCAACAGACCACATGAATTATATTATTGAGAAAAACATCTCAGACAAAATCACTCCTAAAAATGAGGAGGTAAGTGTTGATGAGGTCTCTTGGTTGACATCTCTAGAGGAGCAGGTCGATGAAGAAGAAACAGAATAACAGTAATAATTAAAATTAAATAAAATGACAAAATCAGTTAAGGACATTCCTGTCCAAGCAACAATTCAAGTCGACGAAAAAATTATAAACAGTATTCGTCAAATCAGACAAGTTCAATCCAACATACAAATGGAGGTTGGAGCTATGGAGGCTCAAAAACACATAGCACTTCACAAGCTACATGAAGAAGGTGAAAAGTTACAATCTATTATGGTTGAGCTCGAAAAAGAGCACGGCAAGGGAAGTATCAACTTAGACACTGGAGAGCTTACTCTTGATTCACCTGATAATGGAAATTCGTAAGATATCAATAGGAGCAGACTACAAGGGTAGCGCTATGCATTACATCTTAGGACAAGATGTTTTGAATGGAAGCCATGCTATTCATCTTATTGATTTTAATAAAGAAAAAGAATCTTATCTTATATATATAGAAAAAGATAATGAGGTTTTTCTTTGGAAGGAATTTAACAAGAACATACCTGTATCCATAGAGTACAACATTTATTTTTAAATGAAATCACCGTATTACTTCATCATTAAACCTGTTGGAGATGAATACGTGAACGAGGTCGATATAGCTGGGAAAAAGATAATTGTAAATTCAAGTGTAGAAGACCACAAGCACGTAAATCGTCTTGGAGAAATAGTGCATATCCCTGGCAGATATAAAGGAAGTATATCGGTTGGGGATATCGTCATTGTACACCATAATATATTCAGGATTTACTATGACATGAAGGGTAGGCCTAAAAAGTCACCAAACTTCTTCAAAGACGGTCTTTATTTTATTGATGAAAGTCAGTTTTATCTTTATCATAATGGAGATAGATGGAACTCTGTAGACAACTTCTGCTTTGTTAAACCTATCGACAAAGAAAATTCGTATCTTTATGAGGAGGGAGAAGAACTAAATACAGGCGTTTTGGTTTATGGTAATGAGAATCTGAGCAAACTAGGCGTTAGCGAGGGAGACAAAATAAACTTTACAAAAAACAGCGAATATCGTTTTGACGTAGATGGAGATATTGTGTATAGAATGAGGACAAATGATATATGCACATTATTATAGTATGAGCAATATAATAGAAATAAAAGAAAGAATTATTCAGGCTGGGCACGAGGCTGTAAAACAACTAATCAAGGTTGCTGAAGAGGAGATTATAAAACCAGACCCAGATGATGAGTTGGCAGCTGACAGATTAAAAAATGCAGCAGCCACAAAAAAACTAGCAATATTCGACGCTTTCGAGATTCTAAATCGAATTGAAAACGAAAAGAATATGCTAGAAAACCCAGAAGAGGAAAAGAAAAACTTAACAGGAGGATTTGCAGAAAGAAGGTCTAAATAATGATTTATGCGTAGTTTTAAAGGACTTTATACCGTCTAAGGTATTGATATCTAGAAACAGAAAAAAGTCTTTTAAATATGGTTATGACGCAGATTTAGACATGATTGTGATATCCAGGGACGGCATGGTTGGTGATGTTGTTCGTATCAATAGCCTAAACATAGCACTTCCAAAAAAACCAAAAGAAGTATACAGAAGGTCATCTGAAAAAAAAGACCAATATTGGGAAGCTTCCGAGTATCCAAAAGCACTTAAACCATTGCAGACCATATTTCAATGGAATGAAATGAATAAGGATTTCAAGGAGACTTGGGTTCCTTATATCGAGAATGAGTTTGACAGAAGGGAGAATGGGTTTTGGTTTATGAACAACGGAAAACCCGTGTACATAACTGGTACACACTACATGTACTTGCAGTGGACAAAGATTGATGTGGGTAGGCCAGAATACAGGGAATCAAACAGAATATTCTTTATATATTGGGAAGCGTGTAAAGCAGATGATAGATGTTACGGAATGTGCTATTTAAAAAACAGACGTTCTGGTTTTTCGTTTATGTCTTCTGCTGAAATAGTTAATCAAGCAACAATAACGTCAGACTCTAGGTTTGGAATACTATCCAAAACAGGTAGTGATGCTAAAAAAATGTTTACAGATAAGGTTGTGCCTATATCAGTGAACTACCCATTCTTTTTCAAGCCAATACAAGACGGGATGGATAGACCAAAGTCAGAGCTTGCTTACAGAGTTCCAGCTTCTAAACTCACTAGGAAATCTATATCAAACACCAGCGTCACAAATGACCTGCAAGGATTAGATACTACTATCGACTGGAAAAACACAGGGGACAATAGTTATGATGGGGAAAAATTAGCTTTATTAGTGCATGATGAAAGTGGTAAGTGGGAGAAACCTGACAACATCTTAAATAACTGGCGTGTAACAAAAACTTGTTTGCGTTTAGGTAGTAGGGTTATAGGTAAGTGTCTTATGGGCTCTACTTCTAACGCCTTAGACAAAGGAGGGGAAAACTTTAAAAAACTATATTACGATTCAGACCCAACCACAAGAAATTCAAATGGACAGACAAAAAGCGGGCTGTATAACCTATTTATCCCGATGGAGTGGAACATGGAGGGTTTTATTGATATGTATGGTCAGCCTGTTTTAGATTCTCCGAAATTACCAAAAGTTAGTACCAATGGTGATTACATTCACCAAGGGGCATTAGAATATTGGCAAAACGAGGTAGATAGTCTTAAAAACGACCCTGATGCGCTAAACGAATATTATAGACAGTTCCCTAGAACAGAGTCTCATGCTTTTCGAGATGAATCTAAAAACACCATATTTAACCTAACTAGAATATATGAGCAAATAGACTACAATGATTCTTTTGCTATAAAGTCCACAGTGTCAAGAGGTAACTTTCATTGGAGAAATGGACAAAGAGATACCGAAGTTGTATTCAGCCCAGAAACCAAAGGAAGGTTTTTCTTGTCATGGATTCCTAGCAAGGATTTAATGAATAATGTAACAGAAAAGAACGGCAGGAAATATCCTGGTAATGCACACATGGGTTCTTTTGGTTGCGACTCCTATGATATATCTGGAACTGTAAACGGAGGAGGTTCTAAGGGGTCTTTACATGGAATGACTAAGTTTCACATGGAAGATGGTCCAACAAATATGTTTTTTTTAGAATACATATCAAGACCTCAAACTGCTGAGTTATTCTACGAAGATGTATTGATGGCTTTACATTTTTATGGTATGCCGATACTTGTGGAAAATAACAAGCCAAGGTTGTTGTATTATTTAAAAGAAAGAGGATATAGAGCGTTTTCTTTAAATAGACCAGATAAACACAAAAACGTTTTATCTAAAGCAGAGCGAGAGTTAGGAGGTATTCCGTCATCGTCTGCCGTAATCTCTGTTCACGCAGAAAGCATAGAAAGTTATATAGAAAACCATGTGGGAGTACTTAGAGACCAAGCAAATATGGATTTTGGAAGCTGTGGTAATATGTTTTTCAACAGGACTTTGCTTGATTGGGCTAACTATGACATCAACAATAGAACAAGGTTTGATGCCACTGTAAGTTCTGGGTTTGCTATTATGGCAAATCAGTCACGCAAGAATATAGGACAAGAAAAACGTAATCAAATAAATATTAACTTTGCAAGATACAGTAACAAAGGTTTTGTTAGTGAAATTATTAAATAAATATGATAAATAAGCCAAGATTCAATTCGGGTAGTGGTTTTCCTAATCAATTTGTTCCAGACATCGAGAAGGACACATATGAGTATGGACTTCGAGTAGGTCATGCTATTGAGTCTGAGTGGTTTTCAAGAGACTACGGCAGTAGCATGTATGGTGAAATCCGTTCTGAGTTTTTATCCAGACGTTTGTATGCTAGAGGAGAACAGCCAGTAGATAAATATAAAAATGAATTAGCCGTAAATGGCGACCTATCTTACCTCAACCTAGATTGGACACCTGTTCCGATTATTCCAAAGTTTGTTGATGTTGTTGTAAACGGTATATCTAACAGGCTTTTAGATGTTAAGGTAGAGGCAATAGACGACCTTTCTTCTATGAAGAGAGAGTATTTTAAACAGGAGGTTGCTGCTGATATGATATCTAAACCAATCTTGTCTGAAATAAAAAACACAACTGGCGTAGATGTATTTAACTTCCCTGAGGACCAACTTCCTGAATCAGAGGAAGAGCTGAGCTTATACATGAAACTTAAATATAAGCAAGGCGTTGAGGTTGCAGAGGAATCAGCTATAACAACGATACTAGAACTAAACAGCTACGATGAAATA